TGAGCAAGACACTGTGTGGTAACGTTCGATCAGGAGCCGTTTGCAGTTTTCGGATCAGCCGAAGACAGTCGGCATGATACGGATTCTCGGCCACGTGGCTGCCGGCCATGAAAAGCATGCGCCGCGTCTGATGCATGACAAACTCGGTGGCCCACACAGCAGCATCGGAGCCGATCAGCGGATCGGCGTGATTCTCACTGATGGCATACAAGAGCGCAAGTTTTCTCGCTTGCTCATTGATTCGTCCCCACACCGTGGTTCCAACTGAATCGTTCCGGCCTTCAGCCTTGCGATACTCGGCTTCAGCTGCGAGACGGTGATCTCCGAGGATTGCAATTGCCTCTGCGGATTGCGGCACGATGTTTGGAATCGGATGCCAGGATTGGAGATTCCCATTTCCAGGCATCAATTCCTTCCACCATTTCGCCGTCGCGATCACTCGCTCAGGGATATCCATGACCTTTGCTTCTTGGCCCGCTCCTCGCGCACCACACTCCAAGATAATCATCCGAGCGAAAAACCCGTTGGTCAGCATCCGCTCAGAGAGTGCCTCGTAGTAATGGTTCGGAATCGCGGTGCCGAAGACCACCAGACTCGGTTGGTCAATCGCCCCCGGAGCTTCCTTGCCAGCCTTACGTCGCATCGGGTAAACCGAATTCGCGGTGGAATACATCGTGAGCAATGTTGACATGAGGTTTTCATGTCGTCCGTCTTTCGACTTGCTCATCGACTGAAGCATTCCATCGATCTCATCGGTCTGAAACAACATACTCGGCGAGAGATACAAAGCGTCCTGTATCCCTTCACCGCTGGAGAATCGCTCCCCAAGACAACCGGCTGCTCCGATCTCAAAGAGGATTCGCGTGTTGAGCTTCCGTGGCCAATCTTTACCTGCGGAGGAATGGGCGAGCCCAAGCAGATACAAATTGGTTCGGTTGTCACCCGGGTCTCGTACCTTACGGCCGGCCAGGAAGGCTTGCAGAGCAACAGCACCACAAAAAGCCATCACATGGTTTGGGTAAGGCGCGGTGGCCAAACAAAGATCCATTACCTCGGAGACAAACCCAGGGATGCGCAGCATCTCAAGCGGTACCGGTCCCGGATCCACGATCCCGTTTTTGACCGTTGGCTCGGCCAAAAACTCGTTGGGCTCGTGGAGGCAAATCACCGGCGGATTCAAAGGATCGCCACCGTAACCCTGTTGTCGTAACATCCGAGCTGCCATCTCAAAATCACCACCGAACTCAAGCCATGCGTAGACTGCAAACGGGCTGTACGCACGATTGGGTTCCAGCGGAGCGGCGTTACCACTGAAGACATAGAACGACTTATCCCTTAGCGACGCCGACCAGCCGTTGGTCTTTCCAGGTCGACGCCACAGTTCGTTCTCGCCACCTTTGACCAGCGTCCAGCCATGCTTGACCAGCAGTGCTCGAACGTCGCCACGGTTGTTGAAATCATCACCAGGTCGATTCTCAGGGACGAACTGCGAATCGACCGGTACCTCCGCTGCGGGCAAGTGCTCGTTAAGTGACCACGCCGTTTCCAAGAGTGTTTCTCGCTCCTGCGCAGTCAGCTCTGGAATCTCGGTCAGTGACCCTTGCTCGATCGTGTACCCAAGCGTTGGAGCACAGAGAAACAGTCCCCCTTCGCCACGAGTCTCGATCAAGGTCACGAGCGCTCCGTCACGAAAACCCATCGCTAGTTTCATGTTGCCGTTGATCGGCTCCGAGCAGCGATAGATGACGTGCTTACCACCGGACTGGCTCGTCTCGATGACAAGGCGAGCGAACAACTCCAGTGGGATCTGCTGTTTCCAAGCCTCGAAACGATCACCACCTCGGTCGAAGTCGAGCATCTCGAGGTTGCCACTGACTTGACCAGTGACGATGCAGATTGCATCTTCTGGTTTCGAAAACCATTCGACGATCTGTCGCTCTTGCGGGATTCGTAGCTGAAAGTTTTTCCAACCTGGAAGCCTTGGGCGCTTCTGCAATCGAACGGCCGGCAGGACCGACAAACCACTTGCGCGGTAAGCCAAAGCGGTTGGAAGCAAGAATGTGAAATCGGATGACATATTCAAAATGGAATCTCCTCGTCTGTAAACTCATTGGAAAAATGTTGGTCACACGGTTCGGGCATCGGCCCGATCTCGTAGTCAACGATCCGGTCGTACTCTTCCCCAGAGACACTTCGAACGACGATCGCAAGGGTTTGCGCAACGGCACCCCCTTCGATCCTCGCGAGTGCCTCGTCGGTAGTTGCCGGAACCGGATCGGGGGATCGCTGTTTCCACCAAGCCACCGCACGCTGCCGTGCGTAGCCTGAGTGTTCAAAGCAAACCCACTCGGATTTGTGGTTGCGCCAGCCGATCATGTAATCGACTCGCATCGATCGCGGTGCATCGTCGCTGGCCCCACGTTTCAGGTGGCTGTAGTAATGTGTGTCGGTGACTTCGTAGCGCGTGTTGGTGACTTGGCCAGATAGGATCGGTGCTTGGGTCGCTTGGGCTTCGTGGTTCTGTTTCTCAGGTGGGGGAAAGGTAAAACCGCACTCCGGGCAATTCGCGTACCCCATCGCGATGAGTGCGTTGCATTTGGGACATTGCTTTGCCGGCGCTTCTCCAGTCGATTGGCTCCCTGCAGGTTTGATCCGCAGGCAATCGACCGGTCCGTGCCTTAGAACATTGCCACCAAAGTCGAGGACTAAACAGTTCTGTTTGCTTGGATGCAGCCTGAAGCCGCGACCGACAGCCTGGTAGAAAAGACCAGGGGAGGTTGTCGGACGTACCAATGCCACGCAATCGATGTTGGGAGCATCGAAGCCGGTGGTCAGCACGTTGACGTTGCACAGGTATTTCAATTGGCCGCTGCGGAATCGACAGAGCAATCGGTCTCGATCCTCCGAGGAGGTTTCACCAGTGACGAATCCGCACTGGATGCCGTGTTTGTCGCGAAGGGTATCGACGATGTGGTTGCCATGCCGAACACCGCTCGAGAAGATCAGCACGGCGTTGCGGTCGGCCGAGTACTCGACGATCTCGCGACACACGGATTCGACGAGAGACTCGCTATCCATGAGAGCTTCGACTTCGTCGGCTACGAATTCGCCAGCGCGAATGTGGAGCGAACCAAAGTCGATTTGCTCTTTGCCAGACTTGGAGATCAGCGGGCACAAAAACCCATCGCGGATCAGTTCCTTGATCCCAACCTCGTAACAGATCGTGTTGAGGATGTTCCCAGGGGCGCAGATCTCACCGTCCTTGAGTCGAAACGGAGTGGCTGTAAACCCAATGATGCGAAGGTGCGGGTTGACCTTCTTGGCATCGGCGAGGAATTGTTGGTACATTCCCTCTCCATCAGGACTGATGAGATGCGACTCATCGACAATGATCAAATCGAACCGATCGAGCTCACAGGCACGCTTATAGATCGATTGGATACCGGCGATGATGACCGCATTGTTGGTGTCGCGACGCTTCAGGCCTGCCGAGTAGATACCGAAATCCACCTCGGGGCAGACTGCGGTTAACTTGTCGGCAGACTGTTGCAACAGTTCTTTGACGTGGGCCAGCACTAGGACGCGACCTTGCCAGAGCGTGACCGCATCCTTACAAATCGTGGCCATGCATGGAGTTTTCCCCCCTGCGGTTGGAATGACCACGCAAGGATTGTCATCGCGATCACGCAGGTGGTTGTAAACCGCATCGACGGCCGCTTGTTGATAGGGACGAAGTTGCATGGTGTTACTCCCACTTCAGCATCGAAAAGCCATCTTCCAATCGGGACTCGAACGATCGATCCGGTTCCTCAATGCAATCGTTATCTAGGTCGATCCCCACTCGTCGATTGCGCCGCTTGCGCTGTGAACGAAGCAGCCGGCCACACTCGGGGCATTCACGTTTGTCGCTTGTGGCAACGACCCCGCAGTCGCCACAAGTCCGTTGGTCTAAACTCTCGTTCATCATCAAACTTCCGAACATTTCGAGATTCGAACAAAAACCATGCCGCCAGGGATCGGTTCGCGTTTCCA